GAAATCTAGATTAGTAGATGTTATAGCAAAATTAATAGGAAAGAAAAAAACTTTAAAGAAGGGATATTCAATGTATTCGCCTGGACCAAAACTAATGACTGCTTATAAGGGTAAATCTAAAGACTATCCAGGAGCACTAGAAGTAGCTAAAAAGAACGTCCAAGGTTTCTATAAAAAGAAAAGAAAGTTCTGGTACACATAATGCCATTACCAGCAGCAGCATTATTAGCAGCATTAGGAACAGCGGCACGACTTGGAGGAAGAATAGCTTTAAGAGGTGGTACTAAGTTATTTAGAGGAACAGCAAGAAAAGTACCTACAAGTAAAAGAACTTACTTAATGTCTGGAGGAAGATTAAGAAAAAATAAATTATTTGCAAGAAGAACCAATGTTGCAAAAATTCCTACAATACAACGTAGTTTAAAAAGAGCTGGTATAAAAATGAAAAGACTAACTCCAGAAATAAAAAGAACAGCTTTATTTACATCTAAAATAGCAGGACCTCATATTAAAAATCCTTTAGGTGGAAATAAAATTAAAGGAAAATCGTTTCATCATATATTTAATAGACCACAATTTGGTAAAACTAACTTCATAGAGAATTATAAAAGATACCCAGGAGCAACTACAATGAAACGAGAATCAGCATATAACTTATTAAATAAAAGAAAAACTAGAAGTAAAATTTATAAAAAATTAGGAATCCGAGCAGGTTATGTTGCAGGGATGGGATATTATTTAGGAGATGATTAATGGCAGATAGAAATTTAGAAAAATTAGCAAACAAAATTATAAAATTGACACCTGAAGAAGGTGAACAACTAGCTTTGATAATTCAGGCAAAATTATTACCTGAAATGCAAAGACAAAGACAGGGTTTATTGGATCAGCAGCAAACAATGAATCCTCAAATGGCACAAATGGGTCAAAGACCTGGTGGCAATATGCCAATGCCAACATCAAGAGATGCTGCTAGACAAGGACTATTACGATGATAACAAAGATTGGAAAAGAAGTTATTGGTTGGGGTAGAAAAATTGGACCTAAAATCTGGAGCAAAACAAAAGATGCACCAGGAAAAGCAAAGCAATTTGCAACAGACCAATTTTCAAAAATGCACCAATCAGAAACTTACGCTAAAGCTAGTAGAGCAATGTCAGAAATGAGTTACACTACTGTTAGAGACGTAGGAAAGAAGTTAACTACTAAAACTGGTATAGGTATTACCGCAGGAGTTGGTGGTGGAGCTGTAGGATATGCAGCTGGTAAGAAAAAGAAAAAAAGATATGGCTAATTGGAATCCATTTAAAAAAAAACAAAGTGCTATGCAAGAATTTAAAAGTTCAATAGCAGATTTAGGTGCAAAAATACCTAAAGGTGTTAAAAAAGCTGGACTTTATGGATTAGGAGCTGTTGGAATATACTATGGAGCTAAAGCTGCTATGCATGCTTCTGTTTTAAAAACAGATGATCCAAGATATAAGGCTATGAGAAAAAGTGGACTTTT